ACTATTAGGATCAGGTGAAACACAAAAGCATGAGTTCTGCGACCTCAACTAACGCATTGCCGAAAAGCGTTCAGCCAGCAGGTAAGTGGAAACCAGCGTTTTATACGGAACGCAAAAACAAATCATCTGATGGCGATGAGATTATAAGTTTCGCAGAAAATTATTTCAATGTCTTGAAAGGCTTTCGGTCAGGTGAACCGTTGGTATTTACCAACTGGCAGAAGTGGCTGCTCCGTTCTTTGTATGAGCGCAACGATGTAACAGGCAGGTTGCGTTATCGCCGTGCGCTTATCGGTTTGCCACGAAAGCAAGGCAAGTCTTTGATGATGTCTGCTGTGGGTGTGTACGGAATGATCGCAGGCGAATCAGGATCAGAAGTTTATGCTGTAGCAAACGACAGACAGCAAGCACGAATTATTTTTAACGAAGCAAAACAACAAATAGTGAACAGCCCGTTGCTCGCTGCAGAATCAAAGGTGTATCGGGATGCGATTGAGATGCCACGCTTCGGATCGGTGTTCCGTGTGCTGTCATCGGATTTTAAGGGGCAGGCTGGTCTAAACCCTTCACTGGTTTTATTTGATGAACTTTGGGGTCAGAACACTCCCGATCTCTACGATCAGATGACATTAGGTTCAGGCGCACGCATAGAACCATTGACGGTAAGTATTACGACTGCTGGATATGACTTGGATTCGTTAGCAGGGAAGTTGTACCAGTATGGGAAACAAGTTGCAGCAGGCGAAGTAGAGGATGATCAGTTTGGTTTTTGGTGGTGGGAAGCACCAGAGGATTGCAAAGTGGATGATCGGAAGGCGTGGCAGGTTTCTAATCCAAACTTGGCTGAAGGTTTACTTGACCCAGAGGATTTGGCTGTTGCAGTTAAACAGACTTCAGAGATGGGTATGCGCAGATGGCGATTAAATCAATGGGTGCGTTCACAAGAGAGTTGGCTGCCTGTGGGCGCTTGGGAACAATGTGTTTCTGATTTGCAGTTTGATCCTGAACTGCCTGTGTGGGTTGGGATTGATATGGCGTTGAAGCACGACACGATTGCTGTGTGTGTTGCTCAACCACAAGCAGATCGGGTTGTTGTGCGCTCAAAGATTTGGCAGCCCGAACTAGAAGGTGTTGATGTTGTGGCTGTAGAACATTACTTGCGTGAACTCCACAACCAGTTTCAGGTACAGGAGTTTGCGTTTGACCCTGCCTATTTTCAACGAAGCGCAGAAGCCCTATCCGATGACGGACTACCGATGGTGGAGTTCCCACAGTCAGGCGCACGCATGATCCCTGCTTGTGGTAACGCCTACGAAATGATTGTGAACCGAAAGATCGCTCACGATGGTTCACCAACATTCACAGATCAAGTGCTTTCTGCTGCACAACGGATGACAGATACAGGGTGGCGTTTATCTAAAGGCAAATCTAAAAGAAAAATTGACGCTTGTATTGCTATGGTTATGGCGTTAGATCGTGCAACAACAAAACCCGTTACACCAACCTCAGCAACAGTATTGGATATTTGGTCATGAACAAAAAAGAAACTATTACAACAGCAATAGAAATTGTGGGTGGCATTTTGATTGTTGTCGGCATCGGCTGTTTCAATGTTCCCGTTAGTGTTATTGTTGCAGGCGTTCTGATGGTTATCGGTGGAGGCTTGGCAGCATGAGTTTATGGAAACGGACTGAACAGCGTGCTTTGCCTACAAGCATTGACCCATACCAGATAACTGCACGCCCGTACTACAACAACTGGTCAGGCGAGATAGTTAATGAAACTTCTGCATTTGCTCACAGCGCATTTCTTGCTGCAGTAAGCATCCTCGCTGATTCTGTTGCGTCTATGCCGATTGAGGTAGTGCGTAACCGTAGAGGCAAAATAGAGAACATCCCAACGCCATCTGTGTTGATGAAACCGAATGACAGACAAACAATGTTTGACTTCATTCACCAAACAATGCTCACCCTCACCATTCACGGTAACGCATACATTTATGCGCCAAGAGGATCAAATGGTTTCCCTGTTGAAATGCGCAACATACATCCCAACGCAATCAAAAACATTACAGACACAGATACAAGCGAAACTTTTTATCAGATCGGTAAAGAACAATTTTCATCTGATGACATCATTGCTATCCACTGGATGATCCTGCCGAACTACAAAAAAGGTTTGTCACCTTTAGAAACCATGCGCAACACAGTCGGTATGGGTCTTGCGATGGATAGGTTCTTGGCACAGTTTTATGGTGAAGGCGCAACACCATCATCGGTATTGGAAACAGATCAAGCGATAACACCTGAGCAAGCGAAACAGATCAGGGATAATTGGGAGGAGTCACATTACAAGCATCGGAAGCCTGCTGTGCTTCAAGGTGGTTTGAAGTGGCGTTCAGTAACAACTAGTGCAGCCGATATGCAAATGCTGGAACACAAAGAGTCAATCATTCGTGACATCGCCCGTGTTTATCGCATCCCGTTGCACTTAATCATTGGTACTGGTGGCGATTCGCAGACCTACCAAAACTTAGAGGCTTTGGGTTCAGCGTTTTACAAATACACTTTGCTTGGATGGGTGCGCCGTTTAGAGGAATCTATTTCAAGCAGACTGCCTATAGATACATACATCAAGTTTAATGCTGATGAGTTCTTGCGTGCCGATCTAACTACCCGTGTCAAAGCACAACAAATCCAGATCATGTCTGGAACGATGACACCTAACGAGGCTCGTGAAATAGAAAACTATGAACCGTATGAAGGTGGCGATCAGTTTGTTATGGGCTTGGCTGGAACTGCGATTGCAGGTATTGAGGGTGGCGAACTACCAACATTAGGTACAGACCCGAAACCACCAGTGAGATAACTTATGAAATCAGTATCAGTAACAGTAACTACTTCACCAACATTAATTGTCGCAGCAGATAATCAACCTCGTACTTGCTATTTACATTCAACAAGTGGAAGCACATATCTTGGTGATAGTTCTGTTACTACATCAAGTGGATTGCATTTGCCAAACAATCAAACGATAACAATCCAAGTTCCATTCAATGAAACTCTTTACGGGATTACTAATACAGGCACTACAAATGTTCGTGTGCTAACTCCAGATTTGGATTGATGTATGCCTTACGAAGTAATTATGGATGCAGATGGTTGTGATGGTCACGCTGTAGTAAAAGTTGGGGAAATGACTCCTGTTGATGGTGGATGCCACGCAACACATCAAGAAGCCTTAGATCAGATGACAGCATTAAATATTGCTACGGCAGATGAAACAGATACAAGAAATAGTGAGATGGTTTCGTTTATTGATGCTGCAATCATGATGTTAATGAAAGCGAAAGCATCATATGAATCCGATGAAGAAATGGAAGATGAACTAGAGGATGAACCGATTGAGGAAATGCAGATGCAGGAATATCGGGCAGTCAATTTGTCTGCACCAGCATTTATGCGTGCCTCAGCGAAACGAGGTTTAGCGTTACACGCTGAAGGTAAATCAGGTGATGGACTTATGCCTGCGACTGTTGCTGATGCTCGGCGTATGGCTAACGGTGAAGCCCTAAGCGAAAACAAGTGGCGCAAAATATCGCCTTGGATCGCACGCCACATTGTTGATCTTGACGCTGTTCAAGGTGATGAAATCACGGCAGGCTTAGTAGCAATGCTGTTGTGGGGTGGTGGTTCAAGTAAGGCGAGCGCAAGACGGGCGCAAGCATATGCCGAACGAATTGTGAGCCAATTAGAAAATGAAACTCGTGCGCCATCTAATCCGAACTATGTGACAGACAATGATCTGCTCAACACTTCGCACCCTAAATATTCAAGTGGTGGAAAAGACAAGTAAAACAAACTATGGTGAGGTAACTATGAGCGAACTATTTAACTGGATTGCAAAACCATTAGACGAGAAGCGCACGATTGCGTACAGCAATCTTGAAGTGCGTGCCGAAGGCAACGGCAATACTTTAGTTGGTTACGCAGCATTGTTTGATTCTCCGTCAGAGCCAATGCCATTCATTGAATATGTGAAGCGTGGTGCGTTCAGTAAAACTTTGAATGATGGTGCAGATGTTCGTTTGCTGATCAACCATGAAGGTGTGCCGTTGGCTCGTTCCAAGAGTGGAACATTGGCGTTGGAGGAGGATGAGCGTGGCTTGCGTGTAGAGGCTGACCTAGACCCGATGAACCCTGATTCGGCTCGTATTCTTTCTGCGATGAAGCGTGGAGACATATCGCAAATGAGTTTTGCTTTTAGAACCATCAAAGATTCTTTCAACGCTGATAGATCAGTTCGTGAACTCCGTGAAGTCCAGTTGTTTGATGTGAGCCTTGTAACTTTCCCTGCGTATGAGGAAACTGTCGCAGAGTTGCGCAACAGGAATAATAGTGTTATTGTTCCACCAGTTTCTACTTTCAGCCTGAGAAAAAATCAGGTTGCTTTGCAGAAACTTCGCAGCCGTTAGACAGCCGATCCTAGAACGGGTCACTGATCTCCTGACACTGAGAAAGAAACACAAACAACTATTGACCACAGGAGGTCAGCATGTCATTTAGCAAAACACTTATTGAAAAGCGTGATGCTGCACTTGCAAAGGCAGACGCCATTGTTGAAGCAGCACAAGCAGAAGCCCGTGAACTTTCACCAGAACAAGATGCAGAAATTGTTTCAGCACTTGATGAGGTTCGTTCATTGGATGAGCAAATCAAAAACCACACCGAACTTGAAAAGCGTTCGGCTGAGGCTGCAGAACTTCGCAAAGAAAAGAAGTTTGATGTTGCAGTTGCACCAACAGTAGTTAAGTCAGAAGCACGCACTTACAGCCCGAAGGCTGAAACTTCGTTCATCGCTGACGCATACTCTGCACAGTTCACCAATGACTTCTCTGCAAAAGAGCGTCTCGCACGCCACATGCAAGAGGAAAAAGTTGAACGCCGTGATGTCACTTCAGCAAACTTTGCTGGATTGATCGTGCCACAATTCCTCACCGAATTGGCTGCACCGTTCGCTCGTGCAGGACGCCCATTCTTGGAAGTCGCACGCAAGCATCAACTACCTGATTCTGGTTTAGTTATCAGCATCAGCAAAGTCACAACTGGTTCAAGCACAGCAGTTCAAACTGAAGGTGCAGCAGTTTCTGAAACCAACATGGATGACACGAAACTTGATGTTTCAGTTGTTACCGTTGCAGGTCAGCAGAATGTAAGCCGTCAGGCTTTGGAGCGTGGCACAAACATTGATTCGCTAGTAATGGCTGATCTTGTTTCTGCTTACCACACAAACCTTGACTCGTTGTTTGTAACAACAAGCGCCACATCACTAACCAATGTGATCACGCAAGTTGTGACATACACCGATGCTTCACCAACCGTTTCGGAACTGTATCCAAAGTTGGCTGACGCTATCCAGCGCATTCAAACCAACTTCTTTGCTGGACCAAACTTCATCCTGATGCACCCACGCCGACTTGCTTTCATCTTGGCTGCACTTGACGATCAGAAGCGCCCATTGGCTGTGCCAGTGCCTAACTTCAACGGTCAGCCTGCGATTGCCTCTGGTAATGGCGCACCTGTGTACGGCAATAGTGGTTACACCATTATGGGTTTGCCAGTTATCACGGATGCCAATGTCACCACGACAAACGGTGCAGGTGCAAACGAGGATGTGATTATCTTGGGCAACACTCAAGAAGCACACTTGTTTGAACAAGGTGGTGGCGAGCCAATGATGTTGCGCTTTGAGCAACCAAAGGCTTCCGAACTTGATGTCACCATGATTGTTTATGGTTACAGTGCGTTCACAGCAAACCGTTACCCCAATGCGTTCTCCCTCATCGGAGGAACTGGATTGGTCACACCAACCTTCTAAGGTTGTTTGTTAATCAATTTGTGAAAGGGTTGGTGGTATCCTTCGGGGTGTCACCAACCCTTTTCTATTTTCGGAGTGTTAATGAAAAACTATATTGAGTCATTACTTGTTGAGCGTGCAGGTTACGAACGCAGAGGATTGAAAGATCGTGTGAAAGCCGTTGATGCTGCGTTGCGTGAAGTTGGCTTTGATCACAAATATATGGCTGATGAAATTGAAACAGCAGCGATTGAACCTGTTGTAGAGCGTGCTGTAATCAAGCCAGTTAAGAAGCGTAAGGCATAACCTGTGGCAATTACGAACGGTTATTGCACGCTTGCAGAGGTAAAGGCTGCGCTAAGGCTTACAGACAATGTGGATGACACGCTGCTGGAGAACGCTATTGAGTCTGCTTCACGCCGTATTGATGGTTACACAGGCAGGTTCTTTTACAAGATGAACCAAACAGCGATCACGATGTATCCGTACAACGAATATATGTTGTTTTTCCCTGCAGATGTTTCCTCTACTTCAATAACAATCAAAATTGATTCCACTGCTAACGGCACTTATGCAACAACGCTCACGCAGGGTGTTGATTACATTCTTGAACCTACAGACGCAGTTCTGCAGTCACGCCCATATTTGAACGCACGCATGGTTGGTGGCGCAACCTTTCCTCTGTTTGTTACACCATCTTTCCCGACAGTTGAGGTGACAGCAGCATGGGGTTGGAATGCCATCCCTGATGATGTGAATCAGGCTTGTGTGCTACTTGCTATGCGCCAGTTCGCACGCTTAAACGCTGCGCTAGGCGTTGTAGGTTTCGCTGATATGGCTATCACTGTTCGGGCTATTGATCCCGATGTTCGTGATCTGTTGTCACCATACAAAATGTTCGGTATCGCCTGATGCCAGCCACCGTTTCACAAGTCGCTACAGGGCTTGCAGCACGCTTAGGAACGATCACAGGGCTACGCACCTACACTTATCAACCTGAGCAACTGAATCCACCTATCGCTTATCCTGTTTTGAACTCTGTTGATTATCACAGGGCTTTCGGTGGTGGCGATGTTGTAATGAATTGGACTGTCAGCGTGATCGTTGGCAGATATTTGGATCGCACAGCGCACGCCTTACTAGATGATTTTCTTTCCTACTCAGGTAGCAAAAGTATTCGTGCTGCATTAGAAGGAGATACCACGCTTGGTGGCGTAGCACAAACTTTAGTAGTACCATCAGGTGCAGACATTTCAAGCCTTAATTCTGCTGATGCAGAGTTTTTGCAAATACAAGTATCTGTTACAGTTCACGCTTAAAGGAAAACTATGACCACATATAAAGTTTTGAGCAACAAACTTGCTTCAGTAAAACAAGGCGAGACAGTGGACAGCGCACTCCTTGATGGGTGTAACATTCAAGCATTGGTTGATGGTGGACATCTTGCCGAAGTCAATGCAAAGGTTCTTAAAAAAGAAATCACGGAAGAAACGGAAAAATAAATCATGGCTGCAATCGTTCTAACAAATGCTGACATCACTGTTAATGGTGTGGTGCTTTCCGATAGGGCAAATAGCGTTACGCTTACTTACGAAATTGAGGCAGTAGAAACAACTGCATTTGGTACGAACCGTGCGTTCGTTGGTGGTCTGCAGAACATTGCTATTGAAGTTGAGTTCATGCAAGATTTTGCTGCATCAGAAGTTGAAGCAACAATTTTTCCTTTGGTCGGACAACAGACAAGCGTTACGGTTCGCCCAAGCGCAGCAGCAACTAGCACAACGAATCCTCTCTATACAGTAAGTGGTACTTATCTTGCTAGTCATACACCTGTGGCTGCAGGCGTTGGTGAATTGAGTATGACATCGCTTTCATTTGCTGGTGGCACACTCGTTAAAACAACTGCTTAATCATTAATCAAAACAGTTAGAAGGAGATCGCAATGAAAATTGCTTTACAAGTTGAGTTCAATGACGGTATGAAATCACCTGTTGATGCTGTGTTCGCAGACTTCGTTGCGTTTGAACGCACATGGTCACGAAGCGTGGCACGATTTGAAACAGAAATAAGGCTCACAGATTTAGCGTGGTTGGCGTGGCACAGTGAAACTCGCTGCCGTAAAACGGCGTTGAAGTTTGATCCTGATTGGATTAACACTGTTACAACAGTTGAGATCCGTGAGGATGAACCGATTGTGGGTGCAGACCCAAAAGAAAGTTAGGTTCTGATTCTGCGCATTGGTCTATAGCGTTTCTCGCCATAGAGACAGGCATTGCGCCTTCGGTGCTAGTTAATGAATCAGAGGAGATGTTGGAAACGATGTTTGATGTGTTGGCGAAACGGAATGAAAACGCTAGACGCAAACGGTAGTAGCATCTGTGCCTATGGGAATCAAAGTTGATGTTTATGGTGTTCGTGAAACACTTGCAGAGTTACGCAAGTATGAACGGGAAACATTTAATCGTATTAGTAGCGATCTTAAAACATCTGCTAAACCTGCTGCTGTTGCTGTTGGTCGTGCTTTCCCCGATGAGCCGTTGCTGAACTGGCATACATCTGGTGGCAGGCTTTCAAGCAAATCACGCCTACCTCCCTACAATGGGGCTTCAGCGAAAAGCAAAGTCAGAGTTGCGATATCCACAAAGAAGCCAACTGGTATCGGTCAGCATGGTTTAATCCGTTTGCAACAGATGGATGCTGGTGGTCAAGTCTATGATTCGGCTGGTTCAAAAACTAAGGCTGCTCGTGGTGCTAGTGCTTCTGCTGGTCAAAAGTTTATTTCTAATCTTGATAAGCGTTCTTTGCAATCAACAGGAAACAAATACCGTTCACGCATCATGTATCCTTTCACGGAAAAGAATCTGCCGTTGATTGAAAAGGCTATTGAGATTTCAATTCGTAAGATTGATGGTGAAGTGCAGAAACGATTGAACGGATAAACCTATGGCAGTTGGCGTAAACATAGTAAGCACCTTTGACAGCAAAGGAATATCACGGGCAATTTCTGATTTCAAGAAACTTGATGGCGCAGGAAACAAAGCCACATTCGCTTTACGCACCTTTGATAAAGGAATGACCAATACGATTAAGAGTGTGGCAAAGGTTGGTGCAGCCGTTGGCGCAGCAGCAGGGATCATCGGTTTCAAACTTGCTTCAGCAGCATATGAGTCTCAAAAAGTTATGGCTCAAACAACTGCGATCATCAAAGCAACAGGTGGCGCTGCAGGTGTGACTGCAACACAGGTTAGCAATCTGTCAGAAAAACTTGCTATGCAGATTGGTGTTGATGATGAGTTGATTCAAAAGTCTGCGAACCTGTTGCTTACTTTTAAGCAGGTGCAAAATCAAACTGGTTTGAACAACAACATTTTTGATCGTGCTGTTATCAGCGCACAGGACTTGGGCAATGTGTTTGGTTCTGCTGATGCTGCTGCGATGCAACTTGGTAAAGCGTTAAGTGATCCTGAAAAGGGTATTACAGCGTTACGCCGTGCTGGTATCAACTTCACTGAAGCGCAGAAGGAACAGATCAAAACTTTGGTTCAGTCTGGTGACATTCTTGGCGCACAAAAGTTGATTCTTGCTGAGGTTGAATCGCAGGTTGGTGGTACGGCTGCTGCTACTGCTACTGGTTTTGATCGTATGAGGGTTGCGATGGGTAATGTGGCTGAGGAGTTTGGTGCGATTCTGATTCCTTATATAGAAAAGTTTGCAAACTTTGTTGTGCAGAAGGTTGTTCCGTATCTAACGAAACTTGCTGATGTGATCGGTGAAAAGGGTTTGGGTGCTGGAATAAAAATGTTGGCAGGAGACTTCCTGAAACTCACAGCGAACATGGGTACTTTCGGTAATGTCTTACTTGGTTTGGTAACACTTTTCACTCTTGTTCGTGCCGTAACTATTGCTGCAACAATTTCACAAAACTTGTTTAATGTGGCTTTGTTAGCGAACCCAATCGGTATCACTATTGCTTACTTTATTGCGTTAGGTGTGATCTTGGCTGGCTTGTATATCAAGTTTGCTGTCGTTCGTGAAGCAGTAGGGATGATCGGTACTGCATTGAAGTTTGTGTTTATGAACACCGTTGCGCTTGTATTCAACTATTTTGTCACATACATCAATGTTGCTATTACTGGCATCAACCTTTTGATTAAGGCAGCAAACTTTTTCGGTGCTGATATTGAGGAAGTTGGCAAACTTGGTTATATGGCTTTTAGTGGTATTGGTTCGGCAGCCAAATCTGCTAAAGCCGAAATATCTGGTGTTGCAGAACGCACAGGTGCGATGGCTGCTAAAGAAGGTGGCGTACAGAAAGTTGTTCAAGCGTTGAAAGATGTCGCTGGTGCTGCTGGTGGTACGGGTGGTGGTGGCGCTGCGAAAGCAGTTGAAACTGCTACACAGAAACTAGAAAAATATATTGATGCGTTGAAAGGTTTGACTTCGGCACAAAGGTCATATCGTGATGCAGGTAAGGCTGCACTTAAATCAGATCAAGATTTATTGACAGCAAAAAATAGGCTCGTAACGGCACAAACAAAATTCAACAATGTTCTGAACGGTTATGGGGCAAATAGTGTTCAGGCTGGCGATGCTCAAAGCGAACTGGCTAAAGCGCAACGGGAAGTTACACGGGCTGGATTTGATGTTCAAAAATCGGTGTTTGCTGTTGCTGATGCCGAAAAAGAATTACGAAATGCTTACGCCAGTGGCAATTCACAACAAATTACAGAAGCACAAATTGCTTTAGCAGAAGCACAACTCGCAGTATCAGATGCGACTGATGCGCAACAAGATTCAGCAAAAAATCTAACCACTAAACAAACTTTGTTGGATGAAGCAATAAATGGTGCTGCAACTTCTAGCGATACTTTCAAAGATGCTGCTCAAGAATTGAAGGATGCGCAAGATGGTTTGGTTGATGCGACAGATCAACAAACTGATGCGTATGAACGACAGAAAGATATGTTGGATGCGTTGAATGAATCAACTAAGAAAGCAATTATTCTTAGGGGTGGTGTTGTTCCTAAGGATGCTGTGGCTGCTGAAACAAAGGCTGGTGTTACTCCTACTGCTGCTGGTGCTGGTATGTATGGTTCGTTTATTCAGGCTGTTCAAGCGTTACATCCGAACGCTGCATCACTTAAATCAAAGACCCCAATCGCCGATTCTCGTTTAGCGTTTCCAAAACTTTATGCACAATATAAGGCAGCAGGTTTGGCTATGGCTAAAGGTGGCATCATTACGCAGCCAACACAAATCCTTGCAGGTGAGTCTGGTGCAGAAGCAATCATTCCGTTGGATAGGTTGCAGTCTGGTTCAACTATCAATATTACTGTTAATGCTGGTATGGGTTCGGATGGAACTAGGATCGGTCAGATGATTGTTAATGAGTTGCAAGCGTATCAACGGCGTGTTGGTTCGTTACCTTTGAAAGTGAGTTCATAATGGCTTCAGGTTTTCCAGCGTCTATAGATAATTTTACTGACCCACTATCCAACTCGCCGTTGAATAGTCCGTCTCATTCTGCTCAACACGCAGATTTGAATGATGCTGTAGAAAAGATTGAGGAATTTGCTGTACCTTTTGGAACTATTTTTCCTTTTGCAGGTTCTACTGCACCTACAGGATGGCTCTTATCTTTTGGTCAAGCAGTTTCTCGTACAACTTACTCAAAATTGTTTACTGCAATCTCTACGACTTATGGATCTGGTGACGGTTCAACTACTTTCAACCTTCCAGATTTGCGTGGTCGTGTTATTGCTGGTCTTGATAATATGGGTGGTACTGCTGCTTCTCGTTTGACTAGCACCGTTCTTACTGCGTCTAATACTTTGGGTGCTACTGGTGGCACACAAACAAATACTCACAATCACTATCAATCAATTGGCAACGATGGAAGTGTTACTTACATTGGCACATTTTCAAATCAACCTAGAAGCAAAGTTGTAACGGTTAATAGGGCAACCCAATTTAATACACCTGCTTCAGGTGTTGGTCGTTTTGATTCAACAGACAATGAAACAATAGATGTCACGCAGCCAACGATTGTTTTGAACTACATCATCAGAGCAGGTTAATGAATGGCTATTGCTACTTATGATCTTGCGTCACTAACTTACAACAGCGCAAGCACAGCATATGACGGTGGTGTTGGTGTTCCATCCAATATGCCTGTCGTGGGTGTGTTTATCGCTTTTGATGACACACCGTATGTTGCTGAACCTGTTTGGACAGAGATCACACAATATGTTCGTGATGTCAATGTTAAGCGTGGAAGGCAAGATGATTTAGAAAACTTTGCGTCAGGTTCTGCGAACATCACATTAGATAACCGTTTACGGTTGTTTGATCCGTTTAATACGGCAGGTATCTATTACGGGAAATTGTTGCCACGCAGACAGATCAAAGTTGTTGGACAATACAACTCAATCACCTACCCGATCTTTCGTGGCTATATCGCAGGTTTTCCTGTCGGCTATACGCAAGGTGGTAAAGATTCAACGGTGCAGATTGATTGCTTTGATGCTATTGGTTTGTTGGCTGCTGAAACTACTTCTAATGATTGGGCAGAGTATTACACGCTTCAAGCGAACCCGACACGATATTGGCGTTGTAACGATAGTGAAGGTTCAACTGTTATCCGTGAATCTATAACAGATACAAGAACTTTGACTGCTGTGAATAGCGTTTTTAAGGAAACAGCACCGTCGGCTAATGGTTTGTTGAGTAACGCTGCACTGATCCCATTTCAATACATTGTTACTGATACAAGCGCCCCAAATACTTTTCATTCACCTAATCCACGCTTACTTTTTTGGATGAATGGCATTGGAGGACTTCAATACTCATATGAAGGGATGGAAATAAGTTTTAGTAATAATTTGTTTGGCGTTCCTAACGATTTTAGTGTTAAAGGTGTTAGCAACAATCAAGTTCTCGGTGTTACTAGACAAGGTACGGCAACCGTTCCGATAGCCGATTTTCCTTTTCATGTGGCGATTGAGTTCTCTGATCAAAATGGAAACGAGATTATAAGTATTCGCTTCAATGATGTTTTGCAACCTATTACAACATCTTTTACTGCGCCTGCATCAGTATCTGTTGGTGAATCACTTAGGTTGCAAAACGCAGCATTTCAAGAGATAGCGTTTTACAACAGTGGGCTTACTGATGCACAAGTTACCGAAATCTATAATGCAGGTTTGGGTCGTATAAATGATTCAACTGCTGACAGGTTTGCGTTGCTAACTACTTTGACAGATTTCCCTGCTGCTTTAACATCGTTTGCTTCCACTACCGTTAGTTCAGTTTCGGAACTTACTTCAACACAATATTTGTTGAACGAATTGCAAACAATCACTGATGGTGAGTCAGGTGAACTTTATGTAACCTCATCAGGCATCTTGAAGTTTGTTGCTCGTGATTGGTTCGCTACATCAACAAGAAGCAACACTTCGCAAGTAACTTTCACCGATACAGGTACAGGTGTCTATTATGATTACGCTTCTTTGCGTATGGCTTATGACGCTGACTTGGTGCGAAACGATGTCACAGTTTCTTTTACGGGCAACGGAAATGTTAATACTACCGATGCCACTTCCGTTACTACTTACGGTTCTGCGAGTGAGAACTTGTCCACTTATCTTGCTGATCCAGATCAGGCTGAAACTCTTTCCAGTTATCTTGTGACGATCTATAAGAATCCTAAGTTGCGTGTTGAGCCGTTTATGGTGAAAGGGCAACGCAATCCAACATATGATTGGCAACGATTGTTGGCGTTGGAATTGTTGGATCGGTTTACTTTTGTGCGTACACCTTCTGTCGGGTCGGCGATCTCGCAAGATATGCTGTTGCAAAGTATTGAACATAGGATTACGGCTGGTACTTGGGAGACTGTGATTAATGGTTCTGCGAGGTTTACAAATTGGTTTATTGTTGGTGTGTCACTACTCGGTGGCACTGATCTTTTGTTATAGAATGATGACTTATGGCTACACCTACTAATCTCCCATCAGCGTTTGTTGATAACACTTCGTTACCTGCTGCAACGCTAAACAACCTTCGTGGTGCGTTTCGTGTGCTACAAGTTGTGCAAGGCGCAACTGTTACGCAAGTTTTAAACACAACTTCAACGAGAGCAGATACAGGTTTAACAGCAACAATTACACCTCAAGCAAACACAAACAAAATACTTGTTTTGGTAAATCAAGTGGGCTGCCTAAAAAATACTGGTAACACACAAAACGCTATTGAGTTGTTTTTAATGAGAGGCGCAACAGATGTTCAACGAGTTGCTCAAATTGGTCTTTATACAGACAGTAATTTGCAAAATCGTGGAAGTTTTTCAAACGCATATTTAGACTCGCCAGCCACAACTTCGGCAACAACATATAAAACACAGTTTTCAAATTTTTCAAACTCGGCAGAAGTCGGAGTTCAAGTAGGCAATGTTGGACAATCAACCATAACTTTAATTGAAATAAGCGCATGAACGAAATAACAATAAAAAGCGCACTTAACAAACTTGGCTTTGAATCAGGTTGGGCTGCCAGCGAATACGGAATTATTTTGTGGGAAAACACAGAACCACAACCGACCGAAAAAGAACTTATAGCAGCAGGTTGGATTAAACCGAGCGATGAAACTACGCCTACTGTTGCAGAGGAACTTGAACCTGTTGATGAGGAATAATGCGTTGGCTGGTTTTTGCGCCTGTAGCATTTTTGGCGTTGTTTGCACCTACTGCTTACGCTGAACCGATACAAGGATTACAGACCACCTATTACACGATTGATGCTGTACCACCTACACGAACAGATCACATCTATACCGAATGTGGTAGTGAAGTGGAAAACAATATTAACCGTTCGTATGACGGTGAACCATATTTGGATTGCACGAACGATTTGTTTATGGTGCATATGACAGGGTTCATCACGATCCCCGAACATGAAACCATAGAGTTTTGGTTGGCTTCCGATGATGGTGGCACAATCAACATCGGTGGCAACGAGTGGGGCAACTGGTCTGATCAGGGTTGCACTTGGATGGAGTCTGGGCAGATAGACATTAGTGCAGGCAGCCATGCTCTTGATCTTTGGATGTACGAGAATGGTGGTGGCACTTGCGTAATGTTGGCATGGAATATCAACAATCAGGGATGGTCAATAGTTCCTGATGAAGCATTTACAACTACAGGTATCCCAACGGATACCACCACAACTATTGAGGAGACAACTACAACATGGGAATCCACAACAACATCCACGATCCAGCAGATGACCACTTCTACTATTGCACCATCTACGACTGTGACTGCGACAAGCGAACTGACTACTACGACACTTCAAACAACCACGACAGAAGCAGCAACAACTACCCTGCCAGCAGTAGTTGATGAAACAACTACCAGCGTGGCTTTGCCCGTAGAAACGACTTTGCCCACCACCCAATCAACAGAAGTTGAAGCATCGCCTTCAACGGTGTATCCAACAACCACAGTCCAAAAAGCACCAGCAACGACATCCCCTGATACTACCGTCACGCCAGACACGCTCCCAGAGCCTTCTACGAGCCTTCCTAACGCCACAGAAACATCAACAACGGTAAACCTACCCTCCACAACTTTTCCAGAGGATGCGCCCCTGTTGCCTACTTTGTCTGACGAAGCGTTTGTGGCTGTCTTACAGGATTTGCAGGATGCGTTACCTGATCAGATAACAGCGATTGTGACCACATTATTGAACACGGAAGTTACGAGCGAGCAGGCTGTTGAAGTGGTTTCTAGTTCCGAAGTGTTGGAATCTATTTCTGGTGAGCAAGCACAAGAATTGTTTGATGCTGTAGATCAAAGTGCTTTGACAGTTGAGCAGCAGATAGACATTGTTGCAGCCGTACAAGAAGCACCGACAGCAGTGAAAGAAGCGTTTGAGAACGAGATCAATATCTTTGGTGGCGAAGGCTTTGATGACTATGTGCCAGTTGGCTCAAATGTGAATGTCGCTGTTAGACGCACAATTATTGTTGGTACTACAATCCTTGTGGCAATGCCATCACCAGTAGTCAGGCGCAACAGTTAATGAAAAACTATCTTGTAGATAATGTTTGGGTGTGGGCTGGCACAGGTTTAGTGCTGCTCACCCTTTCAGGAACTACTTTGAGGCAGGCGTTATGGATTACCTGTTTAACGGTAGTGGTACATTCGTTAGCAACATATCTCAAGAAAGGCGATGATCAATGAAAAAGGTTCAAGATATTGCAGGCAGAATTGTTGCCTTGTTTCTCACTAACGCACTCGGAGTTATTACTGGCGCAGCCGTAATCGCACCTGATCTAGAAGTGTGGAAGTCGGCGTGTATCGCTGGCGCTGTTTCCGTGTTCAAAGTGGTTGAGTCACTTGCAAAAGCATCTATTGATGGCACACTTTCTAAAGAGGAAATTGATGCAGCGTTCGGTGCTACACCTAAAAAGATCGCTAGCAAAAGGGCTGCTGCTAAATGAGTTTGTTGCCAATACATAAAATTGTTTTGCCATCAAACTTGGTTGGTGTTCCAGCAGGGAAGTTGCCTTCAACAATGTTGCTCAAAGTTGCTGGTGGAGGTTTCCTACATCCGAAAGCAGCGAAAGCATGGAACGCACTTGTCGCTAAAGCAGCAGCAGACGGTATTGAATTGAAACCAACTAGCGCAGGAGATTTGTATCGTTCATACGATGTGCAGAAGCGTGGCTTTTTAACTCGCTATCAACTTGAACCTATTGAGGGTGCAAAGACACGCAAGTTTGAAGGCAAAGTTTGGTATCTAAAAAAAGGTAACGCACCGTTGGCAGCCCCAGGAACTTCAAATCATAATCTTGGTATTGCGATTGATGTGGCTAATGCGAGTGGCAAAGTTTTGGAATGGATGAAAGCCAACATTGAGGCTTATGGTTTTAGTTGGGAACTACAAGAGGAAGCGTGGCATATCCGTCTAGTTTGTGGCGATAATCTGCCTGCTGTAGTTACAGGGGCATAAAATGGATATGGGGTTGGCTGCAATTCTGGTCGCAGTTATTACGACTGTTGGTGGAATTGTTGTTGGATATATGCAATCATTTAAGAAGGAAACGATAAGCACAAGAGTAGAGAACAGAACTGATCACGCAGTTGTGCAAGCGCAGTTAAGAATGTTGCATAAAAGTGTGGACAGAGTTGGTGACAGATTAGAAACACATATTGACGGACACAGAGAAGGTGGCTATGGGCAAATTACTGGAGCAAATCCAAACTGAA